CTTGTCCCCTTGTCCCCTTGTCCCCTTGTCCCCTTGTCCCCTTCGGCGGTGGAGCCGTGTCGTTTGGCGATGCCTGCCCGCCCACCAGCACATTCAGCGGCGTGACGAGCTGCTCAGCATCCCCGCCCATCGAGGGCAGATTCATCCTCGCCCGCGCCTCATCCGCTGTCATCCAGGGCCGCCCGACCGCGCTCTGCAGCGACTGCGTCTGCTCCTGGAACGACCCCTGCAATTTCTCGGCGATGTTGAACTCGACATACACGCCCTCGCGGTCAGCGAACTCGGGCAGCAGTTGCAGCTCAATATCCTGCTCGATCATCGCCATCCACGGCCCGAGCGAATCCTGGTACAAGTTCCGGTGTTGCTCCTGGATGTTGGAAAACGTCGCGTTGTCTAGGATGCCCACCATCGGCAGCGGGATATGATAAGCCCGGGCACACTCTTCCCGCGTCAGTTTCCTTCCGGCCAGGTATTCTGACTCTTGGGCATTGAATGTCCCGGGCCTCCACGTCATGCCCTCTTCCAAAATCGCCGTCTTTCCCGAATTGTCCCCGCCCGCATACAGCGCCTCGAATTCGGCCTTGAACCGTGCCCGAGCATTCTCGCCCCACTCAGGCGCGTTCGCCGGTCGCTCAATGATGCCCGACTGCCGGGCCGCATTCTGCCAGAAATGCTCGCGGTAATCTCCCGCCGCATGCTCCTCGGCCAGCACCCGCCGCAGCGTCTCGAGCGGCGAGAGTCCATTGACCGGGTCCTCCGGGTTATATCCACGGAAATGGACAATCGCGTCGGGCTCCGCCGTCACGATTTTCCCGCCTATGTTGATCTCGTACCGGGTCGGCACCAGCCCGCCGTACACCGTCACTAGCGTCGGCGGGATTCGCAGTAGCCCCATCGGTGTGCCCGGCACTTTGAGCCAGTAGGCATTGAAATACACGCCCAGGTCGCCCATAAGCGCCTCGATCAGCCGGTACCGCGTCATCTTGTATTCTGCTGGCAGAGGCCGGTCGAGCACGACCGCCAGCGGGTGATCGCGCAGCCGCTCGCGGTCCGTCTCGCCCACGCGCCGGAACACGTGCAGTCCGAGCTGCGCGATGTTCCGCGCCAGGAAATCCACGCACGTCCGAATGTTGGGCTGCTGCCGATAGAGCGTGGCATAGTCATAATTGAACTCGTCGTACATCCGAAGCGAGCCATAGCTCACCATCGGCCACCAGCCCGTGTTCAGATCCGTCAACGCGCCCACGCTCTGAATGACGGCCATCAGTTCACCACCTGTATGAAATCCACGTTCGACGATTCGATCATGACCTCGCCGTCCATCGGCGTCGTCTCGCCCTTCGCCTTCAAAATCTCCGCGTCGCGCAGCACCAGGTAGCCGCGCGTCTTGCGCCACAGCACGCCACGAAACGCGCGATCCGTCTTCGTGTTCACGATCACCCGCCTCAGCGTCGGATAGCGGTCGAAGAGATTCAACTATCCTTGTCCTCGAGCTTGAAATATTCCTTGCTGACTTGAACGTAAATCGGGGGTTGCGTTTTGCCACTCAGAAGTGCAACCCAGACACGACCAAACATCAAGGCAAATAGTCGCTCGCGCCAAGACATTCGCCAGCATGATACACACTGCTCGCCGTCTGTCCATATCGGCAATGGGTCAACACTAGCTACATTTTCTGAGTACTTTTTGCCACTCGGCTGTAGAGTTACATTTGAAAATTCGAACCCTGCTGGTTTCATTTTCCTGCCTTCAATTCATGCATTTTCGTGTTCACGATCACCCGCCTCAGCGTCGGATACCGGTCAAACAAGAACACAGATTTGCTCCTTGACACTTGAAGCATTATATGTTATAATGCGATTATAACTCTTGGCAAGGAGACCAAAATGAGTAACATGCTTTCCGCGAAAGTCACCATCAAGGGCACTCGCCCACTGTTCATGCATGCCTTCGGGCCAGATTCGATTCCACTTGACAAGCGCCAGGAAAGAACGGGCGTAGCTGGCAACGATCCAGAAGAATGGCGCAAGACTGTTCTGTGCACCAAACAGGGTCAGCTCTATGTGCGCGGCGACTATATCTTCGGTGCTCTGCGTGATGGAGCGAAGCACACCAAAAGTGGCCGATACAGCATCCAGAAAAACGTGCAAGCCACTCTGCAAGTGGCCGATGATCGCATCATGGTTGACCGCTTCATGCCAGGCGCGAATGGAACCTATGATCCTGCAAAAGCCACAGCACCATCGTGCGACCCCGACGAACCAGTTTATATGGACGTTCGCTCGTGTGTCAATCCGGCCACGCGCTCGCGCAATGTTCGTTACCGTGTGGCTGCTTCCCCCGGATGGGTTGCGACATTCTCTATCGAATGGGACTCTACCATCGTCAACCGCAATCAGATGGAAGCTGTAGTGACCGATGCTGGCAAACTGTGTGGTATCGGTGATGCCCGCAACATTGGCATGGGTCGGTTCATCGTCGAATCCTTCGACGTTCAAGAATTGTAACGTGGCTAGGCGATGTGAGGCCGGGTGGGGTTTGGCGATGCACGGCGCGGCTGGGTAGGACTTGGCAAGGGTAAGAACAATGCCCAAATCACGGCAACCGATAGAACTCTGGCGTGAAACACGGCGCAGAGTTTGGGAGCGGGATAGTGGCCTCTGCCAGCATTGTGGCGAGGCCGTCCCACTCAACAAGTGCCACATTGACCACATCCGCTCTGGCAAGTTGGCTGGCAACGGGATGAGCAACCTCAGAACGCTTTGTAGACGTTGCCACGTTCTGCGTGCCGATTCGAGGCATCGCGGGATGATCGCCAGCGCATTACGAGACGGCATCATTCCTCCCGACTGGCGAAAGCTGGTCTGGGAGGGTTGAATGCGAACGAGCCACGGCGGGGCGTGGCGGGGTGGAGCGAGGCTAGGTAAGGCATGGCAAGGCGGGGCGGGGCAAGGCGATGCAAGGATAGCAAGATAATCGCGGTGCGGCACAGTCAGGCATGGCTGGGCCCGGTCGGGCGAGGTGATGCGCAGCACGGTGTGGCATGGTATGGCAAGGGCAGCAAGATAAACTCGGTACGGCAAGCCTCGGCTAGTCGTGGTGAGGCGTGGCGGGATTTGGTGTGGCGCGGTTTGGTTCGGTGCGGCACGGTGGGGCGCGGCGCTGCTTGGTTGGATGTGGTTTGGTGTGGCAAGGGCAGTTTCACCCGCAACCATCATGGAGGTATCTATGCCTAAGAAACAATTTTTGAGCTTCATCATTGATCCAGGTCTACTCAAACGCCTTGACGAATTTCGATTCCGCTACCATTTTCAATCCCGCGCCGCCGCAATCAAGTGGCTGCTGGATTGGGCACTCAGCCAAAATCCTAAAGTGCCTAAGCAGTCTCAAGCCCCCTAGATTCATACACCGACTTTTTCGGCTCCTCGTGTCGCAATGCTCTATCCAACGCCATGATGAGAGCTACCATACCATCTATCTTTTCAGTGGAATGCTCTTTATCTGGCTTCAAATTTCCGGCTGGATCTTGGCGAACAACCAAGTTGGATGACATCCAACTCAACACCGGGTTGTTCCCGTGCGCCAGCTTGTGCTCCAGGATGAGGCGCTCCAGTTCCTTCATCGGCGGCGACATGCTCACGTATCCCTGCCCGAACTGCACCAGCCAGTCCTCGCCACCCTTCTCCATCAGGTCCGTCTGTATCTTCGTCGCCCCCCACCGGTCGAACGCGATCTCCGTGATGTCATACGCCTGCGCCAGCTCGTCAATCTCCGCCTGGATGAAATCGTAGTCAATCACGCTGCCCGGCGTTGCCTTGATGAACCCCTGCCTCACCCACGCCGGGTAAGGCACTCGATCCCGCCGCGCCCTCTCGACCATCGCCTCCTCCGGGATCCAGAACCGGCTTATAATTTGGTACGCATCCTCGTCAGTCTGAGGCGGAAAGACCAGCACCAGCGCCGAAATGTCCACATTGCTCGACAGGTCCAGGCCAGCATAACACGTCCGACCACGTAAGCCTTCCGCATCCACCGCCTGCCCGCATTGGCGCCAGTGCTCCAGATTGATCCACTTCGTCTCGGCCTGAGTCCATATATCCAGTTCAAGTCGCAAAAACGCATTGAGCGCGGCCGGCATCTCTCGCGCCCGCGCGGCCTTGCGTTGCATGTCGTCCCGTTTCTTGGATACGCCCAGATTCGGGTTCGCCTTGACCCAAAGACTCTCATCGTTCCAGTCCTCGTCGACCAGGTTCCCGTTCGCGTCCTTCACCTGGTCGAGCGCATAGATCGCCCCGAACCACGAGTCATCCTGGATGACGCCTTCAAGCACCTTCTCTGTGTACTCGTGCTGCTGAAAGCAGAGCGACTGCCGGTCGTATCCCGCCGTCGTGATCGCGAACATGAGCGGTTGCCGTCTCGCCCCGGTCGCCGTCTCGATCACGTCCCATGTGTCCCTGGTCTTGTGCGCGTGCACCTCGTCCACGATCGCGCCGTGCACATTCAGCCCGTCCATCGTGTCCGAGTCCGCACCCAGCGGCTCGAACTTGCTCGCCGTATCCAGGATATGGATGTTGTCCTTGAAGATCGTCACCATCCGGCGCAGTTGGGGCGAGCTCTTGGCCATCCGCGTCGCCTCGCTGTGGCTGATCCGCGCCTGGTCGCGCTTGGTGGCCACTGAGTACACCTCTGCCCCCGGCTCGCCGTCGGCCAGCATCAGATAGAGTCCCACACCCGCCGCCAGCGTCGTCTTGCCGTTCTTCCTGGCCACCTCCAAGTAACTCGTTCGGAAGCGCCGCGTCCCGTCCTCGCGCTTCCATCCGAACAGCGACCACACCACGAACTGTTCCCACGGCTCCAGCACCAGCGGTCGCCCGGCCCACTCCCCCTTCGAGTGTTTCAGCAATCGGAAGAATGCAATCGCTGTCTTGGCCGTCGTCTCGTCGAAGCACAGCCCATACTCTGTTCCGTTTTCAAGGTCTCGTCGGTGCCGCTCGCACGCCAGCCGCACCCACTTGCATGCCACCTGCCGGCCGCTCAGCACATCGTCAACGTACTGCTCAGCCGTGAACTCAATCGCCACCCTCGCCTACCTGGACATCCGCGCCGACCATCGAGAATAGCTGCTCGGCCAGCGTCGGCTCAGCCGGCCCCGCCGGCGCGCTCAGCCGCGACCGCGAGCTGGGCGTCAGCCCGAACTCAGGCAACATCTGCCTCATCTGTGCAAATGCCTTATTCGCCTCGTATCGCCACGGGTTCTGTGCCCTGCCACCTAGCACGGTTGTTATAATCTCGCCCTGGCTGGATAGTTTCCGCTCAGCGACCACCCACCGTCCCCACGCCTGGCAGTACATTGCCAGCGCCGCGTGGTCCACTTCCGTGTACAGTCCCATCCCCAGCAGGATCGCAACCATCCGATTCCACTCGCGCTTGGCCTCCGCGTTAACAAACTTGGGGGCATAGGGCATCGCAGCCGGCATCGGCGGCCTCAGCTCGCTCGTATTCAATCGCCGCTTTCCAGGATTTCCCTCCAATTCCTTCACCCTGGTCGGCTTCGGTTTACGCCCTCTCACCAGCTACCCCCCCTATCAATTTCGCGGCCAAAAAAGCAAGACTACCCGCGCGGTCATTTAGGACTGTATACACAGCGATTTTGACGCCCCTACCATCTCCATTGAATTGCTGCTAGATGATAGTTGCACAAACACAGAAAGAAAAACTATTTCACCGTTTTAATGGTCCCCCAAACGATTCCTGCGTTTTGGCATGAAGGCGTGAATGACATGAATGACAGAGCGCCATCAAGTTGGCCGCCTCATCTGATCCACCAGCACGCCTGCGTATCTTGTGATGAGCGATTTCAGATGGTGCACCACACGCACTACAGAATGGATGGTCGGCCAGAAATTTGTCACGCATCTTTCGCCACTCCGCATCATAGCCGCGCTGACTTGACGTGCCACGCCGGGCATCCTGCTCTCGCCTGACCTCAGCCAGATGCTCGACACAATAGCGAGCATCAGACCCGTGCACCAAGCGGATGCACCCCCGGTGGGCACATGGGCGACCTGGATGGTGGGGCATTCATGCACCGATCTTGAAATAGATGATGTAGCCATACACCCACGCGCCGGCTTTCGGAATCACCTGCCGCCCGCCTTCGCCCCGCATCGGTGTGATGGTGGCTGTATCCTTGCCCGCATCGTAACCCACGAGCCGATAGAGATTGTGCTTCACATCCTCGACCAGCACCAGCCCGCCGGCATCGGCGATCTCGACCAGCTTCTTCATCGGCGCCAGGTCCCGAGGGCACGCATGATATTCGCCTGGCCCAATCCGCACGTCCGTGACGACAGCCGGTAGCTTCTCCAGCCGCGCCTTCAAATCGGCCACGTCGGCCACCAGCGCAGCAGATGCCTGAGCTGTCGCAGCAGCCATCCGCTCCAGATAAACGACATCGCTGGCCAGATCGTCGGTCGTCATGTCGGCTCTGCTTTATCATCGCATCCGAGTGTCGCCATCGCGCCGTTGAGCAACAACCGCAGCGTGACCGTGTTCGCAATGTTGCAATACAAATCGTGGAGATTGTCCACCTTCTTAGCCAGGCTCTCGTCCTTGGCATCTTTTGCCAGTTTGCGCAGCACCTCGATTGCATTGTGCATGTGCTCGCAATCCTCAACGATCCGCCTTTTCCAGTTTTCGTTCATCTCGTCAAGCATTACCGAATTGCCATCCATGCGTCTCCTGCTGCATCGCTAACACGTCTTCAGTATTCCCGTTGCGGATCGTTTGAATCAGGCGAGCGATGGCAACCTGATCCACGTCCTGTGCCTTGCTGGGCTCCTCGATGCAGCTCAGCAAGTGCTCGATGATGATGATGAGCTTCTCGACCGTTTTCCTATTCTTGTTTCTCTCAGCATCCAGCCGCTCGCCGACCGCGATCACGGCTCGCCTGAATTCGTTGGCCCGAGCCTCCGATTCAGCCAGCCGGACCTCGGCGTTTGTAGCTCGACCTTCCGATTTGGTGAGCCTCGCCTCTAACTCAGTGATCCGATCCTTCAATCGCTGGATCTCCTGTGTCAAATTGTCGAGCAGCAAATCGTCGGCCTCGCGCTCGGTTTTTTTCGCCTGAGCATCAGTCAGCCGCATTTCGCTCGGCAGCCGGCGCGACTGATAGAATAGCGTTCCCAGCGCGCCGAGCGCCGTCCCCAGCACGCCGATGATCGCGATCAGGACCGCTTCGCTCACCCAAGCGCCAGCTTTTGAACGGTGCGCACCACGTCTGTGACGCCCCATGTGGCCACGAACACGGCCACGATCAACGTAAGATTTGGCGTGCTTGGATTCAACAGTTCAGGTGGAAGAGCAGATAGCGAAACGGGTAGGGTCAAGAGGGCGATGATGCAAGAAACAATCGGGGGAACTAAAAATTTGCTGTCGAACTTGGTCTCAGGGTTGTCCCTGAGCGTCTGGAGATATGGAATCAGCGTCCGGGCCACGGCGGCCACGATGGCCGTCACCAAAACCACAATCGTGCTATTCATGTTAATCTCCTAACCGAGAGATCCGGCTAGGCACGGCCCGCGAAATAAAAAAACCCCCCGATGGCAGGGCAAGCGGACCGTGCCACCGGGGTTCGGTTGTGCTCTCAGTATAGCACGATTGTGCTGATTAGGTCAACCGAGCAAACGGTACTCCGGTCATAACAGATTTATAACAACCCCTGGATTCCCAGGGGCAAAAAAGAGCGGCCCAGCGCCCACTTCATCGCCTAGCCGCCCTTCATGAGTAATGTTTCAACGACTGCGGCGTGTCGCGTATGTCGCAGGTCCTGGTCTAGCGTTTTGAGCCGTTTCCATTTTTCCAGTATAGCACAGATGAGCTAACAGTCAACCAACCTTAAAGATTTCGTGAGGGTATTGACAATAGATGCAATTCGATGTATATTGTACTCACCTTTGAGGAGCAACCGATGGCGAAGAAACCCGAACAACCACAAGACATGACCACAGCAGAACTGGCAGAGAAACTTGGATTGAAACAAGTATCTGCCTTGGGCCTGATCCATCGTGGCCGATTCCCGAATGCCCGCAAGCTCCCAGGCAAAACGACAACCTACCTGATCCCCTACTCAGATTACGAGTCCTATCTCGTCTATCGTGAACAGCGAAACAAAAAACGACGCCAGCCTGTCGAGGAGACAAGCTAGCGGCGTTTCGCACTACTCGGTCCAGAAGGACCGACCACGACTGCAACTCTTGGCAGGGATTCAGTCGGGTCAGCACATTAATAACCGAATAGCACGATTGGCGGGTGTGGGAATCGGACCCACGACACAGGGCTTATGAGTCCCCTTGTTCTATGCTACTCGGCTAGAACAAGTGTACCACATCTCCAATAAAAAAGTCAACAGAGGTGCAGATATGAGATTACCGCCCATGCGTGAACTATCGTTATTCACTGGCGCAGGCGGTGGCCTGCTCGGGACACTACTCTTAGGATGGAGGACAGTCGGATATGTCGAAGTCAATACGTACTGCCAGCAAGTCATCGCGGCGCGAATCAAAGACGGCTTCCTGCCGGAAGCGCCCATCTTCAGCGATGTCCGAGCATTCATCCGTGAAGGGTACGCCAAAGCGTATCAGGGAATGGTTGACGTCATCACAGCCGGCTTTCCATGCCAACCGTTCAGCGCTGCCGGAAAGCGACTCGGGGCAAACGACGAACGAAATATGTGGCCCGAAACGATTGAATGCATTCGCTTGGTACGACCCGAGTACGCATTGCTGGAGAACGTTTCAAGCTTGCTTACTAGTGGATATTTTGGAACCGTACTCAGCGATTTGGCCCAGAGCGGGTATGACACTAGATGGCGTGTTCTATCGGCAGCCGAGTTGGGAGCACCGCATAGGAGGGATCGAGTCTGGATTGTGGCCCACACCAACAGCAAGCGAGGCGCGGGAACGATTCAACACCAGCATAGGCGGAACACCAAGGCCAGGCTTGGGAGCAATGGCAAGGTTCAATCTATGGCCGACTCCAACGAAGACCAACAGCAGCTACACCAGCCAGGAAAGCAAAGCGAAGTATCAAGCAGGGCCAACTCTGGCAGAAGCGGTCAGAATGTGGCCCACGCCCAGGGCAAAAGAGTCGGGCGCTTGGCAATGGAACGGGAGCCGCAACAAAAAGTTGCTAACGCTGCTGGGGAAAGCGAGAATGTTCCCAATGCCAACGCGAACCGATGCAACAAAGTGGAACAACAAGACGGTTCAGCAGCGGAAGGAAACACACTCGTCAGTTCGATTGCCCAACGGGGTTACGGAGAGGAATGGTGGGCAGTTGAACCCGAACTGGGTCGAGTGGCTGATGGGGTGGCCCATCGGGTGGACCGACTTGAAGCCATTGGAAACGGCCAAGTTCCGGCAGTGGCTAGAGCAGCATGGACTCTGCTCTCAGGAGAGCAACTTTTGAGAGGATTGACGCCTTAACCCCGCCTTCTCATCCGCCGTCGCCCGTTCGATTCTGGGGGGATCGCGATGGACAGCTCAGCCACCGGGTATGTCTGAGCAAGACGGCGGATGAAGAGGCGGAGTTAGGGTTAAATTAAGGGCCGTTATGGCCCTTGCTCAATCCTGATACTCAAATGGAAGCGGAACCTGGGCCGCCCGTTGCAGATCGCTATCCGAGAGCTGACCGTAGATGTTAGACGTCGTCGCTACATCCGAATGACCCAGAATTTGCGCGACCACGCCCAGCGGCACCTTCGCAATCAGCAGATCGCGCGCCCTTCGATGTCGCCAGTTATGCGGGTTCCACCCATGCGCCACGCCGGCCGATTTCGCCAGCCGCTTCAAAATCTGATAGATTCCTGACGTTTTCAGCGGCCCGCGCTTTCCCAAGAACACGTGTTCGTGATCCGTGTCAGGGCGCACATTCAGCCAGGCCCGCATCGCCGCAACCGCATCCGGCAGCAGGAACACCGTCCTAGACTTGTTGCCCTTCTCTCGGACGCGAGCGCGCCCATGTTCAACATCCAGGTCGCCGATCCGCAGATTCGCAACGCCGCCGACCCGGCAGCCGGTCGAATATAGGAACCACACCAGCGCCAAGTCACGTGGCGAGCTCGCAGCCGCTTCCATGATCGCCACCAGGTCAACTTGCGAGATTCCCTTCACCTGGCCGCGTGGCAGCCTGGGCAGCTCCAACCGCTCAGCCGGATTGGCCTCGATCAGCCCCTCGTCGGCCAGCCATTTGAACCAATGGCGAGCAGACCGGATGTATCCATGCAGCGTGTAAGCCGACAATCCGCCCGGCTCAGCAGCTCGCCCCGATGTCTGTTCTCCATAGCGAACAGACCGGCCGCACAGGGCCACCCGCCACTTGCGCAATCGTGAAATCGTTATTGTCGTGATGTCAACATCGCCCGTGAACGCGATGAGCGCCTTCAGCCGTCGTTCGTACCAAGTGATCGTCGCCGGCGACTTTGACCCACGATATGACAACAAAAACGCCTCGAGAGCATGTGACGCAAGCATAGATAATCCTTTTGATCGTCTCTCATCAGACGATCAGAACGATGCGCCGCAGGTCGAGGCGATAGCCAGGTGGGCCGGCGTGCCCGCGCCGACCCACCCCAATTGTAGCACCAACAGGAGGTAAAAATCAAATGAGAATGGCAATTTGTGACCGCACAGGTCAGGACACCAGCCCACTCGAACTGCGCGTCGAGCAAACCGAATTGGATCGCCTACCGACCATACTCACCGTTGTGTGCGCCATTGGACAAAATAACTGGCGATACATCGGCCAGGTCATCGCCGTGGACGAGGCCCGCCGAACCTACACGATTGAGGTATGGACCGCATATGACCGTGTCCTAGAAAACGTCAAACTCCACGTAGGAGGCTAACCATGATCATGCAAGGACTCTTATGGTTCGATGACAACCCATCTCGAACAACCGAAGAAATAATCGAGCGCGCCGCAGCTCGTTACCGGCAGAAATACAACGAACGGCCGACCCATTGCTACGTTCATCCAGCAACGCCCGGCCTCGAGCACGCCAAGAAAGCCGCAGAGGCGATGGACATCCAGCTTGAGTCTGCCCATTCCGTTCTCCCGCACCACTTCTGGCTCGGGATAGTCGAGCCAGTTAAAGCGGAACCAGTTGCATGAACGACAACCGTTATCAACTACTGGCTGCCCTCTCAGGCATCGCAGTCAAATGTATCATCGCATTTTGCTGGGAGCGCCGACAGTTGACCATAACCGAACTAGAGCCACGAGTAGGCCACGACAAAAGCACCGTGCGCAAGGCTCTCGCACAACTCGCCCTCTATGGCCTGGCTGGACAGGTCATAGCGACTCAGGAAACGTGGTGCCTGACGGACAAGGGCTTTCAGTTGCCATTACCGCTGGACAGCCTTCCGGCCTCAATTATGTCCACTGATGGTGAAAAATTCTCACCACTTACTACTACTACTAGTATCTTAACTTCATCCCCGGATGAAGCAGTAGTAGTAGTAGCGCCTGGAGGTGAAAATTTCACCTCCAACCTTGAAACTCTCCACGCGCATGGCATCATGGGGAAAAAGGCTGAGACAATCGCGGCCCTAAAGTGGGTGACACCCGATTATATCGCCGCCCACGTCGCCAAGGTCAAGCTCGATGGCCAGAGGTTGGGCCTTGCTATTCACCGAATGGAGATGGGCGACCCCAAGCCTGAATCGGAAGATGATACCACCAGCTCATGGAACAAATATCTTGGAGGAAAGTATGCCGACCACATTGACCACTGATCTGCCCGATTCCCACGCCCGCTTGGGCGAGTACCTCATTCCACTCGACGCCCGGCCAACGCAGTGCAAATCCTGCCAGGCGGCCATCGTTTTTACACAAACGGCCACTGGAGCAAGAATCCCGCTCTCCCTGGCCACCATTCGCCTTGGCGCCGATGGCAAACGCTATGCGCTCAGTCACTTTTCAGATTGTCCACATGCCGATCAGCATCGCAAGCCAACAACCAGCAAGCCCATAGACCTTCGCGATCTGCCGCATTATCTTGACACGCACCACCTGGTCGCCACCGGCTCGACCCTGTCCGATGACGGAAAAGGCCGGCTCACCATCGTGTTGCATGTTGAAGAGAGGAAAGCATGAACGAGCAACGTGTACTCAGGATCATCGTAGAAGAGTACGAAACACTTGATGTAGCGATCAATAGGCTACTTGACATGGACAATCTCAAGCCCTTCGGACTGCCCAAGCACCAAGTCAGCCATATTGAGCAGATCGCAACATTAAACGCCTACCTTGCCTACGTCCTGATCAGACTCATCCCAGCCACAATGCCTTCCAAGCGAACCAAGCCAAATCGGAAAGGAAAGGCCAAAAGAGAGGATTAAAATGTCAGAAAATGAACAATGGGCCACAGTCGAACTCATGGGTCACGCTCAAACGTCCGGGCGCATCCTGATGGAAAACGGACTCTTGCGCGTTGACGTTCCCATCGGCGACACGTTCCGAACCGAGTATTATGGCCTGGCCGCAATCTATTCGATCAAGATCGTCTCGCAGGAAATCTCGCGCGCCTATGCCCATGCGGCCCGCCGGGGCGTGTACGAATACGATGCCCCTATCGTCACACGCGAGCAGCACCAGTCTGCCATAGAGCGCCTGGAGCGTCAGAATCGGGTACTAATGACTCAGATCGAAGAACTATCGCGCCGGCTGACGGCCGTCAATGCCTTGCCGGCGCCGAGTCCGGAACAGCCCGAGCTTTTTGGCGACGAGGGCGATGAGGATGAAGGTGAGGACGAGCATGAATGACGAACAATTGCCAACCACCGAACGTCTGGCCCATGCCCTCGAAGCCGCCAACGATCCAGCCCTCGCGCCCATGATCGCTCTGGCCCGCGCCGGCCACTATGACGATTTCAAGTCCGACTTGGCCACGCCTATTGTCCAGCTCGTCAACGATCTCGAGCGCGCTGGACATCCCGAGCTGGCCCAACGCGCCAAGGATGGAGAATTCGATGGAACGATCGAAGAAGGCCAAGCGTGGTTTGAATCCGAGGGCAAAGACCTTTTATCTCACGGAAAAATCAGTCAGCGCCGCAACTAGGAGCTAACCATCTGATTATCTTACTATCTCACTTAAAAAGCAATCGCCCGCTACTCCTGGCAGAGACTCGGGCGACTGCACTAGCGACCCAAGGGCACCGATGTGCCGGGTCATTTGATTCTATCATAGGAGAAACGCCAATGTCAACCACAACGGAAATAGATGCCACCAAGTGCATCCACAACAAATTCCAGCCGCTCAGCCGGATCAAATTCTCCGATGCAGACCTGACTGACATTGACTCCATCAAAACGCGCGGCCTCGACTATCCCATCCTGGTCTATAAGGATCCCGACGTGTTCGATCTCTATATCGTCATGGACGGCTGGCGACGCACCTCCGCATGGCTCCGTTGGCGACCCGGCGAGCTGATCCCCGCCGAGATCCGTCCCGTTCCGACCGATCGGGAGCTATTCGAAACCGCCCTCATTACCAACGAAGGCCGCACAAACCTTAACGCGATTCAAAAGGCTGACCTACTTGCCCAGGGCATTGTGCTGGGCCTGACCCAGGCCCAGGCCGGCCGCCTCTTCAACCCGCCCATCCAGCAGGCCGCCGTCTCGCACTTGCTCAGCCTGCGCAAGTTGCCCGACCAGATCAAAGCCCACGTCGAGTCCGGCGATATCCCCGAGCGCATTGCCCGCCAGCTCGTCACGCCCGCCAAGTACATGGAGTTGAACACTATCGAAGCGGCACATGCCATTGCCAACGCAAAACCAGAAAATAAAGAGACCACTGCTCATGTCGAGATCAATCGTCTCTATCATGATCGTGGCAAAGCTCTATCCTTTGAATGGGTCACACCCTGGAAGCTAGACTGGCCTTCGACTCCGCTCGATGCACCCGATGCTCGTCCAGACAAAGGCGAGCCGACCAGCGTCCCGGCCTGCACCGATTGTCCCTTCAACGTTGAATGGAACAAAAAGCATTTTTGTATGCGCCCGGCCTGCCATGCCGTCAAGTTCCGCATCCATAATGAGATCCAGAAAAAAAGCCAAGCCGCCCAACCGTCGCAACCCGGCCGCCGCCAGCTATCCGATTGGGAGATCAAAGAGAAAGCGCGCCGCAAGCTCCTCAACCTTCACAACAAACAATCCCGCGCCCTCGTCGAGGCCGCCACGCCCGCCATCGCCCGCATCCTGCCCGCTAAGCCCGTCATGCTCGACCTGCTCTTCGATGCTGTCAAATTCAAAATGAAAGAGTCCTCGCGCGAGGTCGAAAAAAAGTGGAAGGCCGCCGACACCGACCAGCGTCGCGCCATGATTACCCGCGTCCTCATCACATCCAAAGTCGGCCTCAGCATGTGGACCGATATCCCACCCGCCAAGGCCAAAGCGACCATCCAAAAACTCGCTCAGGCCCTGCAGGTCAAGCTCCCCGCCGGCTGGGATCAGCCGGTTCGTCCAGCCCGCGCGCCCAAGAAACCCGGCGCGCCCACCAAACGCGCCAAGCGCGCGAGAAAGTGAGTCAATACAATGGATACGAATGTCGTAGCGACAACACAGGGATTTGTGTCTGTCACCGAACAACCGGCATCGCCGATTTCACAAAGCGATCGCGCACTCATCGCCCAGCATGGCCTTGGCGCATGGCTCGGATCGCAGAACGCAGTGCCGACCGTCGAATATTCTCCAATGCTTGACGAGCTAGCGCAGGAATGGCTATTTGGCTATCTCAGCGAAACGCTGGATGTCGGGTTTGCTGAGCCGCCTGTGATCAGTGCCCGTTGCGGTCAGGTCTATCGCGTGGATCTGATTCCGACACTGCTCACGATCAATGAGATTCAACGTCGGTCATTCGATCCACCAGTTCCCGTCATCGTGCCCGAGTTATCCCGGCCACGCACGGCAAACTACCAACGCTCGACGCGAGCACATTCGATCGCATTGGCTGCGCTGGGCAATGCGCTGAGGAGCAATACGTTTGAGTTGTACAACAACTGGCTCAAACAGACTAATGGGACCGCTCAGGAAGTATCCATCGGTCTCACTGGCGTCGGCGAAGCGATGGCATTCAGTACCTGGATGTCAACGTTGAGAGCAGAGATTCGCAAATTGCGCGATAAGGTTGGCATTACTCGCCGCGCATAATGGAGGTGTCCATGCCTCAAAACGACATGGCGAACAAAAAACGCATCAAGCTCCTCAACCAGTGGGCATCCGCCCTTGCTCAGCACGCCGCCGCCGGCACGCTCGACCGAGGCCGCCCGATCGCGATTCACAGCGTCGAGGCCATCTCGGGTCCCCGCGCTGCCGCGCTCGAGATCCACGCCGGGCTTGACACGGGCCGCCTCCTCACCTGTCTCTCCCGTGCCGACTTTGCCCTTCACCGGCAGTTCATCCCCTGGCGCTTCGAAGGCCAGCCGAGCGTATACCTGTCCTCGCGCTATGTCCGCCTCGAGGCCGGCTGGCCGCTCGTGTTGGCCCAGGCCGATATTCCGCTTTCAGCCCTCAGCCAACATCCGCATGGCGCTGGCCGATGGGTTGCCGGCATGAACGAGGTCGGCGGCACGATCACCATCGGGCTGAGCGACCGCACGGCGCATTACCTGATCGCTGGTGCAACCGGTTCCGGCAAGACCTGGACCGAGCGCGCCGCCATTATCCAGTTGTCGCGCGATGCGGCCGATCAGTTCGTTCTCGTGGACGGCAAATACGGCGACGGCTTCCGTTGCCTCGCGCACCTGCCCGGCCTGGTCGGCCCCGTCGCCCTCGCGGTCGAGGATGCCAAGTCTGCGCTCGCCTGGGCCGTCGCCGAGATGCGCCGCCGCTATGAGCATCCCGGCGAATATGGCCGGCTTATTGTCGCCATAGACGAGATCCAGGAGTTCACCGGCAAGGCCGGCGATCCCGTCATCGTCGAGCTGACGCGCAAGCTGCTCGCCCAGGGTCGGGGCGCGCGCGTGCACGTCCTGCTCGGCACGCAGCATCCCACGCTCGCTGCCTTCACCGATCCCGCCATCAAGGCCAACATCACCGGCCATATCGCCTGCCTGGTCGAGTCCTACGAGGCCAGCGAAGCCGCCATCGGCGCGCCCCAGCCTCGCGCTGATCGGCTGATGGGGCAGGGGGATGCTTATATCGTCACGCCCCAGGCGTCCCGCCGCGCCCAGCTCGCCTACATCCCGCCGGCCGAGATCGCCCATTACTGCGCCTCTCAGCCTCGGCTCGACGCCTGGCCCGAGTTCGACGCCGAGGCCATCGGCCGCCTGCCGGACGATCCGCCCCGCTGGAACTACTCCGGCGGCGAGCTGGCCGCCAGCCTGGTCAATGCCGTCCAGGAGGGTGGCCGCCCGGCTTTGGTCAATCTGCTCGAGGAGAGCGGCCTGGGCCGCCCCGGCGTCACCCGCGCCCGCCGCCTGCTCGACCTGGGCCGCGACATGCGCGCCTGGCTGGACGAACATAACTGCTGTCTGTCTGTCCACCAGTCGGCTGCACACGGTGAGAAACCCTATTTTGTCACGGAAACGGGCAAAGTGGTCAGTGTGCAGAGCAAGTGGACAGACAGACAGGAGGCTGATGATGTGGAAAGCGCTTGAAGTGTTGTCCTATTTCGATTGGTTTGGGCCCTGGCTGCGCTTCCTGCAGACCATCGGGCGAAAGACGCGGACGTTCTTTGTGCCCTTCGACGGCAGGTGGTCGGGCCAATCTCTTCACGATCTGCTCGAGGAATATGGCGTGGAGATGATGGCTTGGGAAGTCTGTAATGGAGAGCAATTCTTTCATGTGGACGCCGATCAGGCCGATTGGACTTATCAGGTCCTGATTCGGCATGGAGTTGAGCTGCTATGAAGAGCTTTACGTCAACGCCCAAGCACACCGACCCTATTCTGACCCTCGTTTTGCTGGGCCTGGTCGTCGCCGTGTCCATCCTGGCCCTGGTCGTCTACGGCCTCTGGTCCCTGGCCGACGCCTGGACCCGCCCCGGCGTCAACGCCTGGGCCATCGCCGCCACGCTTCTGCTTGTGCCGGCCTTCCTGTCCGGCTTCTGGTTCGGCAAAACCGAGGTGCGCGGCTTCCTGTCCGGCGCCGACCACATGCTGGACAGGATGGCGGGCATTGTCCAGCAGGTCGCCACCGTCCGCGAGGCCACCCGGACAGCCCCCCGCCCCGCTGGACAGCCCCCTGCCCCGCCTTTATGGCAAGTCAATCCGCCGCCGCCGCTCCAGATCACCTACCGTTCCGGCGGCCCGGACGCCCCCGACGACCTATAGTATGTCCATGGACATCATTGTTTGAGGAGGGCTTATGAACTTTCAGTTTGCTGCAGAGATTTCTTTTTGCCACCTCCCGGGCGTGCGCCAGGCCCCCTCGCCGCAGCGCCAAGTCCACCAGCCCCAGCGCCGCCACCGGCGACGGGTTCCCCGCCACGAGTTGCGTCG